CCTAAGTACACAGCCCAATGTGACTAAAAACCCTGCTCAGGATCGCGCTCGCGCCCGCGCATGGGCCATTCTCAATGTCACTCCCAACATGCAGGCAATGAACACAATCATGCAACGCGTATTGGCTGAAGGATATGTAACGGGTGAAGCATTTGCTGATGAACAGTTACGCTTAGCCCGTGAACTAAAGAAGGCTGATGACGCTTACATAGATTGGGCTAACTGGCAGCCTGGAGATAGAGCCGCCGCATTATTGCTACGCCCACCTAAAGCATTTGAGCAGTTGCTACAAAGCCAGGGCATAACGCTTAAAGAAATGGGCCAAACAACCGTTAGGGATATTGGCAACGCTGTTGCTGACGCTATTGAACTAGGTATGAGCGCTGACAGAAGCGCAAAGAACATTATGCGCCAGGTGGCTAACCCTGCCAGGGCGTTATCTATTGCTATCACTGAGCAGAACCGCGCTATTTCTTACGCCACCGTTGAACGCTACAAACAAGGTGGATTGCAACAGATGGAATGGGAAGTGTCAGACCCTTGTAAGATCTGCGCACTCAATACCAACCAGGTTGTAAACATTGGCAGTGCATTTAACTCAGGAGATATGCAGCCACCTGCACACCCGCATTGCCGTTGCGTATTGCTCCCTGTAATTCCTGACTTTGGTGATGCGCCACTACCAGGGGCCACAATCGTTGCGCCACCTGCTCCTGTATCCGTACCTAATCTTTTTCCAACCCCTAAAGAACAAATTGATCAAGCGCTTGCAACGCTTCAAGCAGGTAAACCGCTTAATGAAGCCCTAGACACATACCAAGCGTTAGATGCTCGCCCATTTGAGCCTGGTGCATGGGAGATTATTCCGCGCATACTTGTTAAAGAAGCGGCTATTCAAAATATAAGCAGGGTTTTAGTTTTTCCTATGGCAAGAGATCAGATAGAAAGAACATTTTTTGGTTCTAGGATTAAAAAAGTAGATCAACTGTTTCTTGATAAAGCCGTAATCTATAAAAACGGCCCTGTTGAAGTGCAATTTTCTAGCACAGGTTTAACGCTAACTGAAGCAGAACGCAAAATGGTTCTTAGGGAAGTTGAAAAATTGCAAATTACAAACCCTAAACCACGGGCAGTAATACACATTGACAAAAACGCAAGCGGTAAATATGGGTGGGCTTATAGAGAAGATGCCTACATTACGCCTAAAACAATTAAAGAACCTAAAAGAAATGAAGGCACATTCAAGATGCCTGCAACTTCCGCTACTACGCAATTTGAATACACCTTGGCACATGAGTGGGGCCATCTTATTGATGACATTACAAACGGTGTTCAATCTCCTATACGCGCCAACGCTATTGCCAGACTGCAAAGAGAATACCCTGATGCTTTTAGAAGCCGATATTCAGGAGAAAACAGTAAAGAATTTTTTGCAGAAATGTTTACAGAGTATTACAGGACAGGCGGCAAGACACCTAACTTGATGGTGCAGGCTTTTGCTAGGGAATTTGGGTGGAAAGTGCCTGAAGTTCCTGGCCCTAAAGTCGGTTATGTAGCGGCTCAAAAACCTGCTGACTATTTCACCCCACAAAAGGCTATGGAATTACAAGACGGCGTACCCTGGCGGCCTGAAGGGGAAAACCTTTATCTTAAAAAAGTGCTTGATGAACAAGGGTTTCTTGGTAAGCCCAAAGTTGTTACGGCAGATGAATTTAAGAAAGTTATGGACTCAGGGGCTATACCTTTACACAGAGGCGTGGCAGGAGATACCCCTGAGCAGGTAGATCAATTTGTGGCTCAATTACTTACGGGGGATACTCCTTACATTGGGCGCGGAATGTTTGGTGATGGCACTTACTTCACCGACAAACCTACAACGGCGCTGAAATTTGCCAAAGAGGACAGGGTAGGAAACCCTATTGAATTTGGTAAAACCATTGAAGCCGCTTTAGATCCAAACGCAAAGATTGGGTATTTAGAGGACATTCAAAAAGAATTTATGGCTACAACAGAGATGACTGCGGCTCAAAAAGAATTGTATTTCTCTTTTCCGCAAGATTTTTATGAAGATGCAAGTATGTGGGCCGCCGCTAATGGTTATGATGTTATACGCATCAGAAACCCAATAGTGAATTGGGAAACCATGGAGAAATTGCCTGATACCTACACGATTGTTCTCAACAGAACAGCCTTAATTATTAAGGAGATGCCATGACTGAAGTAGAACTAAGCCGCAAGATGGGCGTATTGGTTGCTTACTTAAATCAAGGGGCTATCAAACGCTTGTTTGAAGCGCTTAAAAAAAGCACTTCTTATGACACATTACAGGAACCGTATAAAACATGGCTTACTGATCACTCAGCAATACCTACAAAGGATCTAAGAGCAAACGCGCAGAAGGCAAGAAAGGCAAAGGCGTAACTTATGGAAACTGAGAACTGCAACCCGCCCAAAGTTGATGATTGGTCAGAAGTATCAATTCTTGAAGTTGTGCTGAGCGCACAAGACGGCATACCTGGCGCTAAAGCGGAATTGGCGCGTAGAGAAAAGGAAGCGCAAGAATTAGACAAAGGCGCTGACATTACAAAGAATAACCCTAACCGTGACCCTAGAACTGGACAGTTCACATTTGGTGCAGGCGGGCCACAAGCAGGCGGTGGCGGGGGCGCTGGATCTGAAGGTAGCGGTGAAAGTGGCGCAGGTGGCGCAGAAGAAGAAACCGATTATCGTGGCTATCACACAGCACCTAGACGCGCAGATGAATTTGGTGCGCCTGCAACAGACATTGAAGAAATGATGCCTGACTTTTATGAGCGCCCAGAAATTTACACAACGGGTATGCCGCAAGCCGATAAGGAAAGCGTAAGCGTATTAATGCGGATCAAGGGCAAGCCTGATGCACCTGTAACTATTTACAGAGCCGTACCTGAAGGAGCAAGTGAAATTAATCCTGGAGATTGGGTAACGCTTTCTCCTTCTTATGCAGAAAGTCATTTGCTGAGTAATCTAGAAGCGGGTCATGTAATTAGCATGAAAATTCCTGCTAGGGATTTATGGTTTGACGGTGACAGCATTAATGAATTTGGTTATGACCCTGTATCAACAGGCAAAAGCGTAACTAATACCCAACCAGAATTACTACACGCACAAAAAGATATTGATACAGTTAGCAGTAAGGCATTGGACTTATCGCAAATCCGCGTGGAATGGATAGAGGAATAACACATGGCAGTAGATCATCTCAATGTAACCGTAAGAACAACAGCAACACCGATTGTTCAACTTCCGTCAGGATTGCCATACACCGCAGTTCAGATTTGCAACGGTGACTCAGCAAGCATCTTTATTGGTGATGAAACTATTGCTGTTTCAGGCGCTACAAAAGGAACAGTAATTACTGCGGGTTCAATTTTTACTATCTGGCTACACGCTGGTGATGTTCTTTATGGTATTTCAGCCGCAGGTACAGCCGCAGGTGCAGTCACCGCAGTCTATTCAGGCATCTAAGGAGAACCATGAGCAACTTAACCACATCATTTTTTGGTATTGAAAAGTCAGATAAGAACGCTGACGGAACACTTACTGTTTACGGTAAGGCAACAGATGACGCTTTAGACATTGATAAGCAGATTTGTGATGGTGATTGGTTAGATCGCGCCATGCCACACTGGTTCAAATCAGGTGGAAATATCCGTGAACAGCACAGCAACATTGCCGCAGGCGTAGCAAAAGAATATGAATTGAAGGCTGACGGACATTACATCACCGCTTTGGTTGTAGATCCAGTAAGCGTTAAGAAAGTTGAGAATGGTGTTCTCAAAGGTTTCTCAATCGGAATTAAAAACCCACGCGTAATCCAGGACAGCAAGGCCGCTAATGGCCGCATCATTGATGGTCAGATTGTTGAGGTGTCGCTAGTGGATCGCCCTGCCAATCCCAACTGCCAACTTGTTTTGGCTAAGTCTGCATCAGGAGATGAAACCATTGTGCAGGTAGAAGAACTCATTGAAACAGAAGAAACGGTTACAGATAATGTTCTACAATCTGAGGACATTACAGAAAAGGACACGCCAGTGGAGAAGTCAATTAAGG